GATTAAGCCGGTGCGCTTAAATTTGCCCCTGAGTTAATTGTCGGTTTACCAGTAACCTTAATAGTTACTTCCATAGTAATCTGACTATCAGTAGGAATTGTTAATGGGAACCCCTGTGTGAATCCTTCAAATTCAAGTGAAGTACCATCTGGTAGGATGATTTCGTAGTTCTGCACAGCATCACTTTCAAAATCTGCGAAAAACGAATCTAACCCTACTCTGGTGTAGTTCATGGAAATCACAACTGTACCACCATCCCTAAACCCTGAGATAAATTCACGCCATCCTCCTACCGAATTCAGATTAGTAACCTCAATAAAATCTCTTTCCATTCCGGGACCAGAAATATTGGTTACCTCTGCGATAGTATCCCATGACGAAGAACCGTTCCATCGTTGAATTACGGTACCAACTCCGCTAATTGCATTGCTCATACTTCTCGTCTTTGTATGTTAAAATTTGCTACAAAAATAGTTCTTTGATTTTCACGTTCCAGAAAGCCTGGACCATTTAAACATTCAATCAAAGAATAGTAGGCGTTATTACACTGCTCATTTGCCCGACCATGTAATAAATCGACTACTGAACTTATGAAGTTCCATCCATCATCATAATCAGTACACCTGACTTTGAATTGAACGGATAGAAATTCATATTTTGCTCTGTCCATTGTCAACTGAGGACTGCCGCTTGGTATGTCCAATAAAGTTGCACAATTAGGTTTTGTTTCATCAAACATCACCCTGTTTATCGGATATTTAGAAACAACAGCACCACTGCTATTTTCTAACATATCCTCAATCATATCTTTAATGTCTTTTGACGGTGCGTTCATTTTTACTTATTTAAAATTCTACATTCCGTTCGTTTGTACGCTGACCGATGTTTGTGAAAGTATCAATTGTGAATTCTACATTCCGTTCGTTTGTACGCTGACCGATGTTTGTGAAAGTAGCGGTTGAGCTTAAACCACCATATCCTGCTACTGGTGCAGCTTTGTTTCCTACTCTTGCACTTGCAGCAACAATCAGTTTCATTTCCTGTATATTTCTTGCAAAATGTATTTGTAACCATTTTGGTCCAGAACGTGGTCTTGTCCAATTTTGAACATGAAAAGCTTCATGTACGATTGGTGCATACCATGCTCGATACCCTGCAATAATACTTGGATTAGCAGAAGCGTGGTTTGCACCTAAGATAAACCACGAATTTCTCATAGCTTGTGTATCAATTGGTACTAATGGTGCTTCTGTGTCCATTTGATATTCAAGATGTTTCATGGCAGCATACATACCACCGTAAGTTCTTCTTTTAATAGACATGAGTTCCAATTGGATATTATTAAGGGTGGCTTGCATACCATCCACCCTTGCATTAATTCCGATAACTCGTCTAACCGATTTTGAGAATATTGCCATTTTTTAATTTATTACAAACATGACATTCGTGTTTCATACTACTTTATTTAAAAATTATCCCTGATCAAAAAGGTAAGCAGTTCGGCAAAAATCAGTTGATGAAAACACCATTGGTACCTTTTCAAACTGCTCTACAATGAAAGCAGTAGGAAAATCACGTGGATTATTTACATTGTACCCGTTTAATGTAGCTTCTGTTTCTAAATCAACTAATGTTCCGTTATACAGAAAACTACGTCTATCCAAATCAATGTTTACAAGTACAGATGCCTGAGAAGTAAACCTATTGCCCCAAAAACCAGTTTTTAATTCCTGTTTATCTTCCCAACGACAGTCTATTTCAATTGGTGCGTCAAATGTATAACCACCATTTCCATCACTCACAGGATTTGCCCAATAACAGCATTTCTGTTTTGTGAATAACTTTACTACGGATTCTATTGCGCCCATGTCATTTAGTTTTTATTCACCTGGAACAGCATATGTATAAGCTTGCCTTTTACCATCCTTCAAATTACGAAGTTTGTTAGAAGTATCAAGCATCAACACCATTTGCCCAAATTGAGTTGAATCCAATTCTTTTCCCCATTCACCAGCATATTTAATATACGCACCACCAGCACCAGCTTCCTTAGACAATCGTTCTCTTACAACGGTAGCCATGTGTGCTGCTAACCATTTCTCAATTTCTTTTAGAACATCGTCACTATGCACACCTGCAAGTAAGTCAGTAACCATCACGTTAGCCGATGTAATAAACGGACTAATTGTAGTTATGGTTAAACTTGTGTCTGCCGGCATAATCTTTATCACCTCAAAACCTGTTACTCTTGCCATTATTTTTTATTTAATAAGTTTTGCATTGTACTAACCACTTCCTCATTCCACTTCAAACCACACCAATCAACCACCTCTTTCATCTGCTCAAAGTCACCATCACGCATACGTTCCGGCCATACCACTCTGTAATTTAAGCTATTTGTTGCAATCATGTCACGAAATAAATCCTCATAACAATGAATCCAATATAACCATGCTTCTTTCTCAGTGGTTGCATTTACAAGTTTGATGTTTCTAATATCCTTGAACCTGCTCATGTAAGCGGTTTCAACCAGTGAGTTTACTATGTCACCTGTTCTTCTACGAACAATAATCCACTTTGCATTTGGGTAGTAAAGATGCCATACAGACCACATTTGTGCTATACCAGAATACTTAAATAAAAACGGCATTGACTCTGGTATTGTTTCATCTTGTAAAGCGGATTCAACCAAATCATCCCAATTTTTAGGCATTTCTAAACAATCCAGTTCAGGCATGAAACAACTATGACTTACATCGTTCAAATACTTTTGTGTTAAGGCTCGCAAGGATACGTTTTCACACATTTTATTAGTCTGCCCTGCGTTTGCTTCACACAATTGCAGAACTCTCGAAATAAGTGTACTTCCACTTCTCTCGACCCCTGTAATCAGTATTAGTTGTTTAAATTTCATAGCCTGCATATTTTTTAACCCAATCCACAGTCAAAGCAGCAGTAGGTATTCTTGGTTGCCCATGAAAACAGACAACCGTTGACATTTGTGGGAATGTCATTCGCCATTGTCTATTTGGTTTAAACGTTGTAATATAATCCTGATGGAATATATCCTGCCAATACAAATCAGCTTTTGTTACAGATGCAATAAAATTCTGGTCACCCCTGTAAATTTTTGTATGGCTTTCCACATTACGTAACCACTCAGTATGCACTTTGTCAATCTCAGCATTATCAGGAACCCACATTACACCAGAAGCTAATCTTTGCGGTTGATAGAAGTCACGCAAAGTAATAAACTGGTTTTGTTTTTCTTCTGGTGGGATTAAAGCTTCAACGGAATTAATCACAGCAGTATCCAAATCAAGGTAAAGAAATGGTCGCAACGATTTTAATTCTGGTGCAAACAAATTAAGTTTTGCCCACCATCCTTGCCATTCAGCATTTGGAAATCTTCTTATTGTTAAACCTACAACTTCTTTTTGTTCTGTAACCAAATCAGTGTAACAATAGATATTTGGTCTATTTAATTTGTTCTGCCAATACTTATTAATGTGACTTACCAATAAGTAAACATCACTCATTTTAAAATCACCACCGGATTTTAGAATTAATACAATATTTGTTTTATTTGTCATGCTGTTAAGTTTTCAAATGCTTTTCTTTCCAGAATTGCACGGTTATGTAACGGTATTTTTGTTGTTGTTCCTCTCATTCTGGTGTTAATTGTAACACCAGAAAATTCCCATGCTTCATTTCTTAAACAAAGGATATGGTCACCGTACCACACTAAGAAGTCTTTTGGTATCGCAGTATTTAAAAAAGTGTTTCTTTTCATAAACATGAAAGTACCAAAGCCATACGTAATTTTTCGTTTGTTAATTACTTGTTTCTTGAATCTAATTTTGTTCGTATCACTTTCAGATAGGAACTTACCATATTCAGGAAAACAAATTGTGCTTGGCCCAACCACTACACCTTTTTTCAGAAAAGTAGAAATCATTTCAAATAACGTGGGTATATTACCGGTAACTGTGATGTCATCATTAGCAATAACCACATTTTCACACTTAGCATTTATTACACCGTACTCCCATGAAGGATTTACGTATTTGTTTACACCATCACCAATTACACGAACTTTACGTAGGTTAAAATCAACTTGTCTTTCCTTGCTGTTATTAATAATCAGAATTTCACCAATTATTTCCATGTCGTTATACACAGCTAACATTGCTTGTAAC